GTTGCTAAAAAATGTCGGGAAAAAAATACATTAATGCCTGAACTACAAAGGTCTAATAACGGAGGTGGTTATGAAGGCGCTATTGTATTGCCCCCTAAATGTTCAATGTATATGGACAATCCAGTTGCTTGTGTAGATTATTCGTCGCTGTACCCGTCGTCGATGATTTCACAGAACTATTCACACGATAGTAAAGTATGGACCAAGGAATATGACCTCCAAGGGAACTTAATAAAAGAATCCGGTGCGAAAGACCCTAACACAGGGAAGTATCTGTATGATAATTTGCCGGGGTATGACTACATACATATTGAATTCGATGACTATAAATACTTGCGACCTCCCAATAACCCCAAAGCACGTGAAGTCAAAACGAAAGTCGGGAAAATCGTCTGCTGTTGGGCTCAATTACCTGAAGGACAAAAATCCATTATGCCGGCTATCTTGGAAGAATTGCTATCTGCGAGAAAGGCCACGCGAAAGAAAATCAAATCCGAACCCGACCCTTTCATGCAGAACATTTTGGATAAGAGACAATTAGGTTATAAGGTTACCGCCAATTCGTTGTATGGACAATGTGGAGCCAAAACATCTACATTTTATGAAAAAGATGTTGCTGCATCGACCACTGCTACTGGACGGTCAATGATCATTTACGCTAAAAAAATCATAGAAGAAGTTTATGGACATCGTCTGTATGAAACAAAAGAAAATGGAGTTGTTCTTACCAAAGCTGAGTACGTGTACGGAGATACTGATAGTGTATTCTTCACATTTAATTTGGAAGATCCGAAAACCAAGGAACCTATTCGCGGACAAAAAGCGTTAGAACTCACGATTGAAATTGCGCAAGATGCCGCACATTTATGTAGTCAGTATTTGAAGCCGCCGATGGATTTGGAATATGAGAAAACGTTGATGCCTTTCATCTTATTATCGAAGAAGCGTTATGTAGGAATGTTGTATGAAGATGACCCAACCAAGGGTAATTTGAAGTATATGGGGTTGGTATTGAAGCGTCGTGATAATTGTGATTTAGTGAAGGATGTTTATGGTGGTGTGTTGGACATATTGATGAAGGACACCAACATAGAGAATTCCATCAAGTTCTTGAACAATTATTTGGAGGACCTCATACAAGGGAAAATACATATGGATAAACTGGCGATTACAAAGGCTTTGCGCGGATATTACAAAAACCCCAAACAAATCGCTCATAATGTCTTGGCCAATCGAATCGGGAAAAGAGACCCTGGAAACAAGCCTAAGCCGGGAGACCGTATCAAGTATTTATATATAAATACTAAAGACAAGAAGGCACTTCAAGGCGACAAAATCGAAACTCCCGAGTATATCCTACAAACCAATTCTCAAATCGATTACAATCACTATATTACAAATCAGTTAATGAAACCACTTCAACAACTATTCGGATTGGCTTTAGAACAAATATGGAAAAAACAAAATAAAACAAAAAATATCAGAGAGTATACCAAAGAAATGAAAATATTGGAAGAAACATATGGTGATGATATTGAAACATTTATGAAAAAGAAGGAAAAATATTGCTCTGAAAAAATCAAAAAAATGTTATTTGATCAATTTCTTACAAAAATATACAATAAACAACACGGAATTCAAACTATGGATATGTTTTTAAAATGAATTATTGTATGAAATATCTGATGTATTATTGTATGAAATATCAAGTACATCATTTATAATAACACTTGTATTAGGTGTTGTATTATGAGTTATATTATTAGAAATAATAGGTATATCAAAAGAATACAATAATTGTCCTATAGAATTATCCACATCTATATTGTTCAATTCATTTGTAAGAAAATTTTCTAATGATTCTCCAAAACGATTTATTACATTTGTTCCATTTCTATATGGATTAAAATTTGTATTTGGAATATTTGATGTTGAAGAAGTTGATGAAGGAGGATTCGAACTGGTTTCATTGGAATTTTCTTCTGTATTTTCATTATTTAATTGTGTATTATTTGAAATATCTACATAATCACGTATATCGTAACGACATACTGGACATCTAACACTGGTATTAAACCACTCCATTATTGATTCTTTTTTAAATATATGACTACAATAATTAATACGACATATTTCATCACCTTCTATAAAAGGCGATAACGATATTGGACACGTACTTACGGGCATAGTGTTATCATGTAGATAAAAATGACAAGCATTCATAATTTGTTCATATGTTGGACGAATGACTACATCTTGAAAATGTCTTTGAATAGGTCTTTGAATTGGCTGTCTAAAATATGGTTGATTAAATAAATTATAACCTAAACCTAAAGGACGTTGATTATGAGGGACTGATGGTTGTTGAAAAATATTAGTTCCATTTGGAATACTATTTCTATTAACTCTATCTGTATTATGTAATAAAGGCTCTGAATCTAACTGTAAATCTATAAAACGATTCATCGAATTAATTAAATGACGCATATTCGAATTATAATCACTCATATTATCACTGTAATCATCTAATGTACGGACAAGTGTTTGAAATGCGTAATTATTTGAAAGATCCATTCTTTTTATATAAATAAGTATAAAGATATTTATTTATATTATTTAGAAAGACACTAATGCAAAATAAACAAGATGAACCAACTTTAGTTGGATTAGCTAATTTAGGAAATACATGTTTTTTAAATTCGTGTTTACAAGTTTTAAATCATACAGATGAATTAAATCATTTTTTAGTATCTAAACCATGTGAAAAATACAAGAAAAAAGTAGATGATGTTATTTTATTAAATGAATATAGTGAATTACAACAATTAATGTATAAAACCACAGGTGTTATTTCTCCTAATAAATTTGTTTATGGTGTACAAAATTTAGCACGTAAAAAAAATCGCGATTTATTTACTGGATGGGCACAAAATGATATTAGTGAATTTTTATTATTTTTGTTTGATTGTTTACATAATTCTGTATCACGAAATGTTCCTATACAAGTAACTGGAACAGTTAAAAATAAAAAAGATGAAATCGCTAAAAAATGTTATGAAATGTTACAAGAAGTGTACAGTAAAGAATATTCAGAAATAATTGAAACATTCTATGGTATTTATTTTACTAAAATTATATCAAAAGATAATGATAAAATACATTCTGTAAAACCAGAACATTATTTCTTATTAGACTTACAAATATTTGACGATAAAAAAAATTGTTCAAACATATATGAATGTTTTGATTTATTTGTTAAACCGGAAATTATGTCAGGAGATAATGCTTGGTATAATGAAAAAACCAAACAAAAAGAAGATGTCTATAAACAAACTTTATTCTGGAATCTACCACAAATTTTAATTATAATATTGAAACGATTCTCTATAGATGGAACTCGCAAAATTCAAACACCTATTGATTTTCCTATTAATAATTTAGACCTTTCCAGTTATGTTTCAGCATACAAATCTAATAACTATGTTTATGATTTATACGGTGTTTGTAATCATAGTGGAAGTATTATGGGTGGACATTATACTGCATATGTGAAAAATATATCAGGAAAATGGGTTCATTGTAATGATACACAAACTACTACTATTGATAAATCGCAAATTGTCTCTCCAAACGCTTATTGTTTATTCTATCGTAAAAAAAACATATAATAGTATATTATATTATAGTATTGTATACATCAAAAATATGGAAAATAGTACAGTCAAACAAGATAAATTGAGTGAAGTATTAAATAAGTCGAACGTCATGGTGCTAGTTATGTTTTTAGCCATATATTTTGTAATATATTTCTTGATGGATGTATTTAATAAAGAACAATCTACTGGAGAACAAAAGGATGTTCGAATGAGTAAATTACTGGATATTATGGTATTTTCATTTGTATTGATTTACTTAGTATCTAACTTCTTCAATATGAATGAAACTGAAAAATCAAACATCGTATCAAATAATTTAGATGGATTCTTGGAATTCTCTAATGACCCTTATTCTATTTTCTATGTATTAATATTTATTTTAACTCTTTATTTAGGTATTTATGTACTTAAAATTCCTATGGAACCAGGTGTAAAACCTGTATCTATCAATATTATTGATAACTTTGCAATTATTGTATTTGTTATATTACTTGTATCAGACTTTTTTAAATTAGTATTTCAAATTAACATCATCGAAATCTTTATTACTTTCTTAAAAAATGGTTGGGATAGATTAGATACACGTGAAACGGATGATGAAGATGATGAAACCGATATTTCAGGCAATAAAGATGTTTCTGGTAATGATGAAGTATTTAATGTTGCTAATAATATTTATACTTATGATGATGCTCAAACTGTTTGCTCTATATACGGTGCTAAACTTGCAACATATGATCAAATTGAAAAATCATATCAAAATGGTGGAGAATGGTGCAATTATGGCTGGAGTGATGGACAAATGGCATTCTTTCCAACACAAAAATCATCATATGAACGACTACAAAAATCTGACAAAACTAAAAATAAATGTGGAAGACCAGGAGTTAATGGAGGATATATGGCTAATCCAAAATTGAAATTTGGAGTCAACTGCTATGGTAAAAAACCTGATCCAAGTGATGCTGAAAAAAATCACATGTATGTTAAAGGGGCATTTCAAGATATTATTGAAGAAGAATCTGAAGAAGATAGAAAAACCAGATTCTTGAAAGATAATGCCGATAAATTGTTAGTGGTCAATAGTTTCAATAGAAACAAGTGGTCAAAATATTAAATCGAAGATACGGTGTTAAATCGAAGATACGGTGTTAAATCGAAGATACGGTGTTAAATCGAAGATAATAAAATCATTGATTTTTCATAGTTTTACGTAAAGATATTTTCAAATTCTTTTGACTAAGATTTTTATTCCTTTTTTCACCTCCAGAAACTGGAAAATTGTTAAATAAAAGACTATCATATATTTCTTTATTTATCACAGGATAACCATCCTCTTCTTCTACACATTCTTTTACATCATAATCTGTATCTTCATAATCTGGACCTCCACCCAATACTAAAGGTATTGGAACAGATAAATGATTATATCTATCAAAATATTCATTCGTTTGTATTGTTTCTATTACACTCGATAAACCAAAACCACCACGCATTAGTTTCTTTTCATCTTCGTTATAAAACGTGTAGTTTTCAGCACACGATTTTTGTATTTCCATTTACTATATAAAATGTATATATATTTAATTCATAAAAATGTTTATTTAGTTTATCTGTTATATATATATATGTCAGAACCACCAAGAACACCTCCATATAGTACTACATCGGATGGTGATGTTTCACCTATAACACCATTTGCATATGTAACTAACCCCTACGACCCTGATGAGATTTTTCCAAGAAGTGGTCGTAAAAAAGAACGAGATGGAACACCAGTAACGACAAAGGATGATGCCACTCGTATTTTAGATAAAGGTGTTCTTAAAAGAACTGTAAACGAAATAGAAAAAGAACAAAAAAAAGTATTGAAAAAATTAGAAAAAGATGTAGAAGAGTTATACAAACAAGAAAAAGAACAAGAAAGGCTTGATGAAAACGAAAAAAGAATTCTTGATAAATTGAATAAAGAAATCGAAGAATTAAAAGAATCCTCCAAAAAAGGTGGTAAGAAATCCAAAAAATATAGAAAAAAACGTTTTAGAAAAACCACAAAATATAAGGGTGGAAATAAAAAAAGTAAACGTTCAATTAAAAAACATACTAAAAAATAAGTCATTGAAAAAATGTTTATTTAGTTTTAACTGTTTTTTAATTTTTATTTATTGTGACGACTTTTATATTCCAACATTTGCGAAAACATATTCATCCATATAATGATATTCCATTACTGATTGAATGTCGTCTCTTCTTTTCAAAACAATCGTTTCACTACTATCGAAAAATCCCATTTCCTTTACTTGTTCTGGATCTTTTAATGCACCAGTCCAAACACTATGAAATGTTCTACCTTTTTTATTAGTATCATAAAAGCAAAAACGAGGACGATACTTGTCATACTGACCTGTAAATCCTTCCAAAGTAATATTTACTCCGTTTTTATTATACACTACAAATCCTATATGATAAGGATTCAACGCTTCTTTATTTGATAACTTACGTCTTACTATTCCGTAACATTCACCTTGTTTAGGAGAAGCGTTTTCGTCTTTATATTTTTTACAAGTATTCTTCAATATTTGCGAGTTTGTATAATCACTTGCGCCAAAAACATTCTTTTTATTTTGTGTGTCTTTGGCATACAAGATTGGTTCTGTTCCTTCATCTTGTTCAGGAACAATTTTTATAATATTGTTAAACAACTTCTTACTATTGAAAACATTTCCAGCAGTAATACACTCAGCAAATTTCAAACAATCATTCTCATTAACAGTCTCTTCTTGTTCACTTGCAGTTCCTTCTTCATCATATGGACGAAAATCACGTAATCTTCTGTAAAATCCATATTTCACATATTCTTCGCCGTCAATCAATATGGTTCGTCCATTAATAATAATACCCATATTTATCAAATTACTTAATACACTATTGTTTTTGATATTATAATCATTATGTATGTATAAGTTCTCTGAAGAAATATGAATACGTTCACCATCTTCGTATTCCATCTTGTCAATCAATATAGAACGATCTTTGTCAAGACTACATAATGTTACCTCTTTTTGAACTATATTGGAACTTCGTAAAGAACCTTCCAACATAAGAACATCAATATAGTTGATCTTTGAAAACTTCTCTACCATTCCATTTAGACTCATCTTTTATTGAATATACTTTATTATATGTATAATAATGAATGTTTATACATTATTATAAATTCTAAAAAAGTCGATCAATTTTTTATTTGGATAAATTACGTTTAATGTCATTTACAAGCTTGATCTTTCGATTGTTTTTAATATAATTTAATATGTATTCTATATGTTTTTCATCTTTTATGATATTTTGAAGACATTCTTCTACATATTTATAAGTTAAAGGGGCATACTCTTTTCTTTCACAAAATACAAGTTCTCCGTCTGTAATTTCTATTTTAGTATCTTTCATATTGTTATCATACACATAATCATTTATTTGATTTAACAAAAAATTCTTTTTTTCACGCATTTCTTTTATCTTCTCATTTACTAACTTTAACTTACTGTCAACTAGAACCCATGTTTTTATATTTTCAATAAATTGTTCCTTTCCGTCTTTTTTAACAATATCCATATATATACTAAATCATTTATTTCTTGCGTTATTATATTTTTAAATATTATCATAAATATTATTTATTTTATTATTATGTAATAGATATTCACCTGTTCCGGGAGAATATTTACAAAATTTTTTACAATCACATACTGTGTTTTCATAATCTTTATTGCCAAATGCATAACATATTAATGGTGGATAATTTCCATTCATAATACGTGCTGCTTTACTTATGTTTAGAACCGTTATTTTCAAATTCATTTTATTTATAACATAACTAATATTATTAAAATCAATTTTTTAGAATAAATTATGTTTAATACAAAATCTCAATATATATAAAATATGCCAATTAGGTTCTCGAATACGTTTTTGGTTCTCAAATTTACAAAAAAAATTTGTTGTATATTTTCATACAAAAAATTTTAAGTTTACATTTCTTGTTTTTTTTCACACAAATTATTTTTAAGATTTTGAGAACCAAAATACTGTTTGAGAACCTGATTACTTCTTTTTAGTATTTTTTGCACGTTTTTTATTAGTTTTTCTCTTTTTATTTTGTTTTCGTTTGGTTCTCTTACCGCCACCACTAAGTGTAGTGTTGCAATCTGCTGCGGCAACAGCAATAGATGATCCATATGGTGCGTTGGATATTTGTGCTGGATATCCTGCTTGTTGACATTGTGTTTGAGCCATTAATTTCTCGTTTTCAGCCATCATACCCATCATTTTATTGTCTATATCAGCATTTCCACCCTTTTGCATGACTTTTTCCGAATTGTTTTTCATGTATTTCTTAATGGCATCATTTAAAGCTACTAAAGATATTGGAACAAGCATTTCGGTTAAACCTGCACCTTTTTGAGAACCACCTTTAATAGTTGTACTCAAAGCGTCAGTTGCACTATGTGCACTAGTATGATTATTCAAAACAATTTCTGTTTGAGAAGGATTTAATAATGAATCTTCTGGATATTGACCGGGAGACAAAGGAACACTTGAACCACCGTTCATAGCAATAACATTATCAAAACCTCTGGATGCTTGTTGGTCAGAATTTCCATATACTTGTTGTGCATATGTACTTGTATCTCCTATACATTTTCCACCCTTTTTAATGCGTTTTTTTGATTTATTTTTATAAGTATGTTTCATGTTTTATATAATATATTGATAAATTTATTTTGAATTAAAATGGATTCTCAGTTAGATCATTAGATTTAGTCAAACTGTTAAGAATTCTGAATAATATAAAGAACATTGCTAAAATAAGGATTCCAAACAATATGTTATATATAGCGATGATCCATAAATAAATGTAAATTTCATTATAAATAACATTTAAAAGTGGACGCAATATATCTTTAATTTGTTTTTTAGTATCTTCGCTTTGGAAAAAATGATAACATAATTCCCGTAAATTTTTCATATACATTGCAAACAAAAATAAAGTAGAATTATTACGAATAAATAGATGTGATCTATTCGTAATTTAGTCGTTTTTATAATATGGATATTGAAATATACAAAATTAAATGGAACACATACATAATACAAATAATGATTTCGTGTTTGATAGTATTACAGTAAATAAACCTTTATCAATACAAAATGGTAATTTTTTCATGAAAGTATCCAAACAAGGAAATCCTTTGTATGTTCAAACACCAAAATGTAATATTAAACAAACAAAACAAGATGTTTATTTAAGTGTTGGAAGTGATGGAGAACAAAAATCAGAAACTTTAGAAAAAACAAAGAAAAAAGTTACAAAAAAAAATTATTGTGATTTTGTTGTTCCAAATGATGAAGAAAAGTTTATAAAATGGTTTGAAGATTTAGAACATCATATACAAAAAAAAATACATGAAAATCATAGTAAATGGTTTGATGTTGAATTAGAACTGGAAGATATTGAAGTATCTTTTACTTCACCTTTAAAACAAACAAAAGCAAATAAGAATTCAATATTGAGAACCAATTTACCTAATTTAGAAAAAACAATATTGAAAATTTATAATGAAGATGAAGAAGAATTGGTATTTGATGATTTAGACGATTCTATGAATGTTATGAGTATTTTAGAAATACAAGGTATTAAATACTCTGGACGTAGTTTTCAGATAGAAATAGAATTAAAACAAATGCTTGTATTGAAAAATGTAAATATATTCGATAAGTGTATTTTTAAACCACGTGAAACTAAAATTGAAAAGATTGATAAACCTTTAGAAAACTTTCAAGAAAAAGATTCTGAATTGATTATGGAAAATGTTGTAGAACCTGAGCCAGAACCTGAGCCAGAACATGAACCTGAACCTGAACCGGTACCGGAAACAGAAAATATTATTTTAGAAAAACAAGAAGATTTAGATAACGTTAATGAATCAGAAAACGTAAATGAAAATATAGATGAATCTGAACAAAATATTGAAGAAAAAGAAGAATCTATCAAAACAATAGAAAATGAAGTAATCCAAGAAAATACAATAAAAGTGGATTCTTTAGGAAATTCTAATTCAGAATTTAAAGAAATAGAATTAGATTTAGATAAAATTCCAGAAGAAGAAAAAATTGAAATTAAACAAAGAAATACTGTATATTATGAAATGTATAAAGAAGCAAGAAGAAAGGCAAAAGTCGCTCGTGATTTAGCACTTTCATCATATTTAGAAGCAAAACGTATCAAAACAACATATTTATTGGATGATATTATTGATAGTGATGAAAGTAGTATAGAAGTTGGTGATGATTCTGATTCCGATTCTGATTCTCAACATGATGCTACAGAAAATATACAAAACGAAGATGATGAAAAACAAAATGAAATAAATAAAGAAGATAATGAAATGACTTTGAATAAATAAAATATTGAAAGCCATATATTTAGAAGCCATATATTTAGAAAATAATTTAAATGATGAAAAAAATTTTATCCGTCGTTTATATAAAAGACAGATGTTCGGAAAAAAATTCTCTGATGTTCTCAAGATTTTCAAGCCCAAGAATACAACAACTATTTTGGTGGTATTGGGTTTAATTGTTTTAGCATACTTGCTATTTGCCTATTATTCACCCATGAAAATGTTAGACAACGAGTTTATGACAAGTGGTGAAGAAACCGCTGCTGAAACCCCCGAGACACCTGCAGTAAAAGAGACTGCTGATGCTATTTTACCAACAGAAAGTAAATCTGTAGGTGGTGATTATGTAGGAAAAAGTGTAGACCCAAGTGATTTACTTCCACAAGACCAAAACAGTCAATGGGCTACTTTAAACCCAGTAAACCAAGGTAATGTTGCTGTTCCAGATTTGTTACAAGCCGGTTACCATATTGGTTTAGATACAATTGGTCAATCTTTAAGAAATGCCAATCTTCAATTGAGATCTGACCCTATTATTTCAAAGGATGATGTTGGACCTTGGAACCAAAGTACTATCGAGCCAGATTTAGGACGTGTTCCATTAGAAATTGCCGCTTGCAGCCGTTAAATAATAAAAAAATTCTACAACTAATATATAATTAAAATAATAAATATATATTATGAGTCAAAAACAATTAGATTTACATAAATTTGATAATGGATTTAATATTGTGTATGAAAAACCTGAAAACAAATTATCATTAACAAGTATAAATGTATTTGTAAAATTAGGTTCTATATACGAAACGGACGGATATCGTGGTTCGAGTCACTTTATTGAACATCTATGTTTTAAAGGTACAAAATCTATTCCAAAATCAAATGATATTTCTATAAAATTTGATGAAATTGGTGCTGATATAAATGCATATACTCAAAAAGATCATACGTGTTATCAAGTTAAATGCGGTAATCAACATATTGGTATTGCTATTGAACTATTATCAGATATGTTAATGAATTCTTTGTTTGAGAAAAAAGATTATGAATTGGAAAAAAAAGTAGTAAAAGAAGAAAGTGTTCGTGATAATGATGATCCAGAATGTATTATTGAAAATATGTCAGACAAAATAATATATAATGGAAGTTCTTATGAAATGCCTATTGACGATTTAATGTATCATACAAATAATAAAAATCCTTTAAAATATGAAAAAATAGTAGAAATATATCGAGATTTTTATATTCCACAAAATATGGTATTTAGTATTGTTTCCACAATTTCATTTGATAAAATAAAATCATTATTAAAACATAGTTATTTCCATGAAACACGAAAAATACCTATTATAGATTCTTCGAAATATTTAGTACAACAATCTATTATAAATCAAAGAGAAATCCAATACGATTTATTGAAAAAACGAGGTATTGAAGCCACACACGTTGATATTTCTTTTCGTGTATGTAATCATAGTCATATAGATAAATATTGTATTTATGTTTTAAGTCAAATATTAGGAGGTTCTATGAGTAGTCGTTTATTTAATACTTTACGTGAAGAAAACGGTTTAACATACGAATCAGGTAGTTCTACTGAGTTCTATAATATATCTGGTAAATTAGTATTGTATGCAATATCTGATAAAAATAGAGTTATTAAAAATGGTAAAAAAAAAGGAGTATTACCTTTAATTATTGACCTTTTAAATGATTTAATTAAAAATGGTATAACAGAAGATGAATTAAATGTTGTGAAACAATCTATACAAGGTAATTATTTACAATCTTTAGAAAATTCATATGTTCAAAGTGAATATAACGGTATTCATCAATTATTATATACCAATGAAAAATGGTGTAAATATTCTCTAATATATGAAAAGTGTATTAAAAATATTACTAGACAACAAGTTAATAAAATTATTACACATTATATATTAAAAAGTAATATGGCTGTTTGTATGGTTGGTGAAACTATTCCAGATTTTAACTCAATATCGTCTATTTGTGAAAGAATGGTTCAATAAAATATACCTTTGGTTCAATAGTCATTTATTATGGAGTATAACAATATATTTGTTTAATATATATTAATTATTAAAAATGGAATTAATGGATATGTTTGGATATTTCGTAATAGGTACTTTATTATTTGTTTGTTTATATTTTTATTTAGATAACATGCATTCATTTGATTTAAAGTGCGTTGTATCTTCTGTAAATGGAAATAAATATTGTGTAAGAGAACGTAAAAAATTGAAAAATGCAGCAGATTTATTAGCTTCTACTGCAAATAAATGTAAAGAACTTGTTGATTATGTTGCTGATAAATATCCAGATAATGAAAATGTTCAAAGAATGAAAGAAAAGTTTAATCCAAAAAATATTTCAGAAACTCTCCCTACAAGTGAATATACTGCATATAGTGAAAATAAAGGAGAAAAATTAGCATTTTGTTTAAATACTGAAAAAAATGAAAATGAAGAGTTAATTGATGGCGATACATTACTTTTTGTAGCAATCCATGAATTAGCCCATATTATGACAAAATCAATCGGTCATAAAACTGAATTTTGGGACAACTTTAAATTTTTATTAAAAGAAGCAAAAGAAGCCAATATACATAATCCAGTTGATTATAAAAAGAATCCTCGTCAATATTGTAGTATGAAAATACGAGACAACCCATATTATGATAAATAATTAAATTCAAATGACTTCTTATTTATATAAAAAATAATACATAATATATATAAATAAGTTTATGACAACAAAAAAAGAAACAATAAAAGAACTATATAAAATATGCATTTTAGATGAAAATGGAGATATTAATCATATTATTGTCTATGATGAACATTTAAAAATTGACGATGAAACCAGATATCAAAATTCATTTTCTGTAGAAGAAAAGCAATTCATAGATGAAAAAAATATTGCATATAGATATTCCGATCAATTTATTCATAAAGATGATACCATTAAAACCATCAAAAATAAAATTGTACATGATCTAAATTATATGTATTCTTATGAAGAAATGTATCTATTTAGTAAAGCAAAACAAACATATTCAAATTATTATATTTATGATCAATATGTAGGAGAACAAAGAATATTAAATAATAATGAATTTACACAATTAATTGTTAATTATACTAACGGTGAAAATACTCAAAACAATTCAAAACAATATACTAAAACTGATTTTTTAAAATTAAAATTACAAGATAATGTTAATATACCTTTGGGTAGAGGTTTTCAGAAAAGAATAGATGCTATTTTTCCAGTAAATCCATATGATGTTATGTATGACGAATCCTTGGAATTTTCTTTTGAAAATCAATTATTATGCTTTGAAAACCATGTCTTATTACATTACAAAAATGCAATATTTTCAAATAATATTATTTATGTATGTTTGGCAGAAAATGTCATGAAATATGGTCAACAAAATAATTTAAAAGAAGAATCATTACTTATGATGTATTTTCCATTATTGTATGATCGTAATATAACATCTTATAATCTATTTCGACAACATAAAGAGGAAATTCTAAAAGAAAATAAAAATAAACTCACAAAAAATGTATTCAAACATTATGAAAAAATAGATCTATTTTATAAAGTATATTACCAACGTAAAACTGAACTTGATTATGTAGATAAAGGTATTTATTCGTTCTATATTACTATATATCCAGAATTTAAATACATATTACCATTAGATGCCATTTTTAAAAATATACACGCCATTAAAGAAGTACCATTCATTAAATATAATCCTGGATTAAGAAGGGAAAATATATATAGATTTTACAGCGAAAACATTACAAAATATGGAGAAAAAATACCATTTTTACAAAAAAATATTATTATAAAATTATCCAAAGATATTGGAAAAAGTAATCAAATATCATTTTATGTAGTTAATGAACAAGGTGACATATATATTGATTTAGAACGTAATGGAAATATTAATGTGTATGGAAATTTAAAAAAATCATCTACTATTGAAGAATTAGAAGTTATTATTAAATCTTCTTTAAATGGAGTCTTAATTACTATTAATGATTTTTTACAAAAAAGTGGATATACCTTAAAATTGTTTGAAAATATATATGATGAAAATGTTGTAATTATTGAAGCTATGTATCAAATTAAATTCAAATTAAATGAAAAACTTAATATCAAACACTATGAAAATTGTTTGAAAAGTGTATTTGATATTATTGAAGATGACATTCAAGATGGTGCTATATTACGTTATAAACGTATTGATAATTATACTGAAATGAATGCACAAGATATCTTTATATCTGAATTAATCAAAAAATATAATGCACATAAAACTGTTATTATGGAAATATCAAAATATTATGATATTAATATTACTTCAGCAGAAGAAAGATATAAGAAATTTATGGATGAACATGAACAATTAGAAGGTTATTTTGTGAATAAACGATTGGATGTTGCAAATAGTCCCGGTTTATTGTGTCAATTAGATGTAAAAGGTATTGAAAATATATTTACAGCAAATATTACTATAACTAATTCAATCGATTACTCAAAAATATTATTCATATATATTGATAGTTTATTACGTATTTCACAAGAACCTAAATCTACTAATGTTCTCAAAAGTGAAATTACAAATATATGTTTGAAAAATACTTCCAAAGAAGAAACTGATCAAATGCCTAATGTTATTAATATTACTCGTGCCCCTGAACCTCGGAATATAAAACCATATGTGTTTGAAGATGAACCTGAAGATGATGAAGAAAACGAAGATATTATGTATACTATGAATGATTTTGAAGATGATTCAGATCAAGAAGAAAATGAAAAGGGAGAATCAAATATACAAGATGAAACTCATACACAAATTATTGATAAAAACCAATCCGAATTTGGTGATTTAGATGATTATGCAGATGCTTTCCTTACAGAAGCCGATTTTGAAGTACTAAAAGAAGCTCCTGATAAATTACCTACATCCAGTTTAATGTTTTCAGAAGAGTTTGAAGAATTCGAAGATGATGAAGACGAAGATAATGAACAAACCGGTGGAACAAAAGAAGAAGATTTACAAGAAGAAGATTTACAAGAAGAAGATTTACAAGAAGAGAGAGAAATAAATATCGATAATATGAAATTAAAACAAGATAACGCTAATATTTTTCTTACAAAAATGCGAAAATTAGATCCAGTTTTATTTTCAACAACAAATGAAGGAAAGTTCAAATCATATTCTAGTATATGTCAGTGGTCAGAAGTACGTCAACCAATTCCTTTAACAAATAAAGAAAAAGAAGATATTGAAAAGAAATATCCTGGTTCAATTAATTATGCTATTAAATATGGAAGTGATCCTAAAAATAAAAATTGGTTTGTATGTCCAAAATATTGGTGTTTGAAAACAAACGCTCCTATGAGTGAAGAAGATATTAAATCTGGAAAATGTGGTAAAGAAATTCCCAGAAATGCTTCAAGAGTTCCTAAAGGACATTATTATTACAAATTTAAAGATGAAAGTGTTCCTGGATTCATTACAGGAAAACATTCTAAAGGTCATTGTTTACCTTGTTGTTTTAAACGAGATTGGGATAGTTCATACATGGTTGAACGTCGTAAAGAATGTGAAAGTTCAACAAAAGTATCAAAATCATTAAAAAAAACAAAATCAGATACAGCATATATTATATCCGTTGATACATACCCTATTGAAGAACATAGAAAAGGATTTTTACCTATGAGTGTTCAATTGTTTTTACAAACAGATAATTCCAAATCTGTTAAAAAAGAAATTAGTGCTATTTTAAAAGATAAAACACAAGTATTTTTACGTTACGGTGTGGAACAAACATCAAACAAATCTTTTGTAGGATGTATTGCTGACATATATTCTACATTACAAGGTAAAAATAATGTATACACAATAAATGAAATGTGTAAAGAAATATCACAAATTATTAATATCGATATTTTTTTAAAATTACATAACGGAAGTTTTTTCTCTATTTTCAAACCAAAAACATATAATGAAGATGATATTGATATTTCTAAATATGAAGATAGTGAGTTTATAAAAAGTATGCAAAAACGATTTTTCGAAAAAATAAATATAAATCACGGTGATGTTAATAATAATGATATTGTATTAGAAACAATCGCTGCATATGAAAATTTTATAAATTTCTTATTAGATGAAAATTCGCATATCGATTACACATTTTTATGGGATATTGTCTGTATTCCTAACCCTAAACTTTTTCCAAATGGGTTAAATCTAGCTATTTTAAAAATTGTAGAAAATGATATGCGTGATAATATTGAATTAATTTGTCCAACATCAACTTATTCAAGTGTATATTATGACAATAAAAAACCAACATTTATTATAATTAAACACGATGAATTCTTTGAACCAGTTTATATGTTTGATACACAAACAAAACAGTCACAAGATGTTATTCGTAAATTATTCTATGAATCGCAAGGTATAAATAATATCACTAAGGCTTTAAAAATAATTCGTAACAGTATCAAACAATATTGTACTCCATTTTCTAGTTTACCTAGAACATATGAATTCAAACAAAATATTGATGCAGAAGCTTTAAAAATAGAAGTATTGCGTATGAAATATACTATTTTAAACCAAATTATAAATTATCAAAGAAAAACAATTGGATTATTTGTTAGTCTCACACATAAATCTAAAAAAGTAAAAATTTATTTACCGTGTACTCCAAGTGCTTTATTAAGTGATTATGAAATAATTTTTATGGATGATCCACAATTATATACTGATTATTTAAGTACTCGTGAAATATTACAACATATTTCAAAAGAATCGAAAAAACGTATTTTATGTAATCCAGTTATTAAAGTTATAGAAGATTTATTAATTGTAGGAGTTATAACAGAAACCAATCAATTTATTATGTTGGATGAACCTTCTGAAAATATTTACAAAGATGAATTAAAAATTATTAAAGGTGAAAATTATATATTAGCTGACAAAGAATTAACTACAAATAAAAATGAAGACTCTGAACGTATTAAAACTATACAGAAAATATCTTTAGAAACTCAATTTTATGAAGTATTTCGTTATATTTGTAAAATGTTATTAAATGAACATGATAATTATAAAATAAAACAAAACATTCAAAATATTATTGAAAATCCTAAAGTATTATATTTCAATAAATTAAGTGAAATACAAAAAAATATACATAAATTATGTGATCCGTATGTCAAATTTATTGATTATGATGAAATGGTTTTAATGTCGTTAACTGAATTGAGTGATTGTAAAGGAACTAATGATAAAAAATATTGCATGGTTGAAAATGGTAAACGTAAATTATTAATACCAAAAAAACATTTATTGAGTGATGCATTAAATGATAAATTATACTTTCAACGTTTAAGTGATGAAATTTTGCGATATAAACGTATTCAATCTTTTATGTTGGATGCAAAGAGTTATATAAACATTATCAATAATCAATATACTTTAAATAAAGATGAAATGATATTCATAGATTCTTTAATAAATAGTGAATACTTCTCAAAACTTAAACCATTTAAATATACACAAAATGCTAATATTTCTTATGATATTGCCCATCCTATAAAAACACAAAAATACTCGAATTTATTAACCAATTCACAACAAATTACAGATGAAACGGAAATAGAAACAAATGATGTTATGGAAATTGAATGTATTGACGAAAAACGTGCAATTATTGGAAACGAAAATAGTTATTGGCGTAAAGTATTTCCAAAAAAATTAAAAGAATTTATCTTAAATAAAACACACACATGTACTTATTTTATAATTATTTTCATTTTCAAACAAATATATAAAACTGATATATCCATCGAAAACTTAAAAACCTCTTTAAAAACAATTTATAACGAATATATGGATAATGATTCGTCTAAATCCAAAATATTCAGTATATTGCGAGAACAAGGAAAGAAAAAACAAATTGATTCTGTTATTACAAGGAAAATGAACTTTGATGATTTGATTATGAGCGAAACATATAATTTGTCTGGATTAGATATTTGGTTACTTTCACATCACTTGAAATTACCTATTATATTGTTTACATCTCTTGGATTTAAAACACTTGTTGTTGGTAAACAATGGTTAAATCTATGTAGTGATTATGGTAATAAACCAATTCCAACTGAATATTATTTTATTCGGTATTACACAGAAAAAATACAAGGAAATTCTAATTTCTTATCTGAATTTACTTTGTTAGAGACTCCATTAGAATTGAAAGATTTGGGTCAGAATTTTGAAGAGGACTTTAGAAAAAACTCTCAAAATAAAACTTCTATTAAAGAATTTTTAAAATAAATCTCATATAAATAATTCATATTTAGAATATAATAAATATGAATAATTAGGATTGTGTATCAATAAGGTCTCCACCGGGTGGTCTTAAAACTTTTTTGGGTTTACCGAAAAAATACTTTAAATATTTTACAACGTCTCTGTATGCTCCTTTTAATGAATTGTTTATTATGTCAGAATTTTCTGCTTCACAATCACTATTTACACCTGCTAAATTATTTGATGTTAGAACAAGAGTATAAAATGCGTCAATATCATACACATTAGAAAGTAAATTAGGATAATTCAAAAGTAATTCATTAAAACTATAATTTTCAACTATTGGAGTTAACGCGGCAGGAATCCAAATACTACACCAATTCATTTTAGCACAATCAGAATAAGTAGTACCACTTTCAGTTTGTGTTTTAGTTACTGTAATATATGCCGTTTCAATAAATCTTCTTAGGTCGTCTTCTCCAGCAATATCGATACTTGGTGGTGGTGCTCCATATACAGCAGGTGATTGTGTAGGAGGATCTGTAGGAGGATTTGGTTTACTATAAAAATATTCTAAAAGATTCATACAATTTTCCATATCTCCGGCTGCTCCATGAACTTGTGGTCTATAACAATTTTCACGTCCATCTCTATGTCTATCAAGTTGATCCTTTGTAGGTAAATTAGATGCAGATACATAAAGAGATACTAGATTATCAATATCAAAGTCGGAACCTAATATCAAAGGATATTTCTTTTTAAGTGTTCTAATTCCTTTCGCATTTTTTGTTTGGTTGTATAAAATTCTTAAATAAGTTGGAACTAAATCTGCTAATTTATTTATTTTTTCACAAGTATCTGTTGCTGTACTAGCTTCACTATATACAAAATTAAAATATTTCTTAAGTTCAACATCATTTGAAATACTAGTCTCACTAGGGGGCATAAATGTTTCAATAAATAATTCTTTTGAAATTTGTGTAATAGTTTGATAATAAGATATTGATAAAATAAATATCACTAAAATTACAATAACAAACAAATATTTCATCCTTTATATAAAAGTATATATTATTGTTAAGAAATTACACAGAATCCTCTTCTTCTCCTACGAGGTGGTGGTGGAGGTTTATATAAATCATAATCTAAAACAACTCTATTTGGTGGTATACGACAACGACCGTTGTTAGTTATTTGATCTCCGTTAATATGAAAGCATCTTTGTACAAAATATTTAATATCTTCGTTTACACTATTAGCCAAATTATGATATGCAGTTTGTTGTCTCCAATGGTCACATGGATTAGTATCTCGATAAAGTGTTATAACTTGAGATCTTAAATTAGCCGAATTAGTATATATACTTTTTAAACGTGAATGATCTTCACGGGAATACACCATATATCCAAAATGTTTTTTAACTTCATCATACTTAAGTGTATATAAATCACACAATATATTTGTAAATATTACAGGAATACATAATGTTAAATGACATGTATTAATTTTTGGTACCCAAGTAGTCCATGAAGCAAAACACCAAATTAAAACACCAGGAACTCGTGTTGGGTTATTATTATAATAATAATTGGCTAAAAATGGTCTAACAATCCATGCAATACCTCCATCATGTTTATAAAATCCTTTTAATGCTTCACTATTAAGTTTTTTCTCTTTTTGAATAAACTGAGAACTATTTATTTCCATATTAGCTGTTGAATCATCTGGAGTAGTATCTGGACAATGGTTCGAATCGAATGATTCTATCAAAGGTACCAAAGGTATCTTCGATTCTATAATATAACTTTCATGTTCAAGATACAAATTATATAAAAAAATAAAATATAGTAAAAATATTGAAATAATAATAATAAAAGTATAATTCATTTTGTATATATTACTAATATATTATAACATATAATAACGTAGATACTAAATATTCGATATTATATTTGTTTCCTTATAAAATAATCTATTGACTTATTAATTTGTTGTACCATGGGTGCAAGTTGTGCAGAACAATTTGTTTTCATCATTTTCTTACAAGACATTTTTATAGTATCCGAATGATACATGTTATGTGCACATATGTATATTTTTTTTATTTCTGTATAATCATATTCATTACTAATCATTTTTGGATATTTTTCTATAAGTTCGTTGTAAGGAAGGAATTGTATTGAATGCAATACTGTAATGAATAATGCAGGATATCCTTTAATTGTATCACAATTATTCAAATTTTTAATAGAAAGAGTATCTATAAAAAAATCCATTAATTTTTTATCGGTTTCAACATCTCCATTTTCGTAATATTTTTTTATAAGATTATTTATACGTCCATTTACACCATGTTTTCTATATAAGGTAATTACTGATTTGTGTTCATCAACATCATTTTGTGGATACATGGTTTCAATAATTTTTGGTGTGTAACCGTTGCTTGAATATTGTGTGAAAATCCAACAAGAAAATAATAAGATAATCAAACATAAAAATATATACAATTTATTTTTTGACATATTCAAATATAATAATTAGTGTATTTATTATATTTATAGAAATTATTTCTATGGGTTTAAATACCAATATCATAACTATCATCGCATACACCTATATTTTCTGGTTTTATTGCATGTATGTAATTAGAAATAGATATGTTTGATTTGGCACACACATCTGTTTTGTTTTCTGAAAATCCAAAAGCTTGTTCGATTTCCTTCTTCTTATCCGATATTTCCACTATTTCATCATTCATTTTTATCATTTCTTTTGTATCTAATACAACGTTGAATGAATTTGTTCCATAATAACCACGTTGACCACACATAACATTTGCAGATACACCTCTCATAGTATCAAAATCAGCATGACGTGCAGCATCTAATAATACTTCTGTATGAACTTCAAATGTAGCTTTTGCAACAGGACCAATATTATCATTTAATAAACCAGAACGATAAATTGGTACCATATTTTTAGAACAAGTCATTCTATCACATAATAATGACAAATGATGATAATTAATGTAAACACCACTAAATTCCATGACATCTACAAATTCATTATAAATTACTTGTCGTGCTGCTTCAATACCCAATACATCATACACTTCTTTAATATCATTACTATGTGTTCGTGTATAATCTATGAATTTTTTAGCTAAAACACTCAATAAATTTGTGCCAGTAGTATCTAATACCCAAATATCATTTATTTGATATTTACCATCACGTTTTATAACTGATTCTGGTAATTGTGTTTTCATATTTAATAATTTTCTTGGCATAACATTTTTTATTTTATTTACACCACGAAGAACAATATTTTGTAGCAAATTATCTTGAATGTTTTTCAACAAATAAATTTCATCACTTTGATCTATTGTTGTTGTTGCAGTTTTAGATTTCAAAGACTCTTTCTTTTTTAATAAACTTCCAGATGTTCTTATACGGAAAATCAATTGATCTGCATTATAATCTGAAAATACACAAGTTATATTATCTTTATGACTCTCTTTAATTGCATAATGAATATCATCCATAGTAATATTACGTTCTAATAATGCTTCTGCATCAATTTCCATACGAATAATCCACTTAGATTTTGGTTCATCATTTTGCTCCACGTCATTACATTCATTTACCATATCTTCAAATTCATAAAACTGATCCAATAATAGTTGATCTTCATTTATTATTGTAGAACGTTCAATTGGATCGAAACAAATTTTAATACTTTTTACTACATCTTCTAATTTTGTATGTTCCAGCATATGTGAATAATTCTCAGCACGTGTCTTATCTACTTCATCTATAGGATTCAAATATACCGTCAAAGATGGATTCTTAGGATTCTTTGTTAAACGCAAAATCTCCTCTATTCTAGGTACACCTCTAGTAACATTTGATTTTGTAGACACACCTGCTAAATGAAAAGTATTCAAAGTTAATTGTGTTGTTGGTTCACCAATACTTTGACCTGCAACTACTCCAACCATTTCTCCTGGATGTACTAATGCTTGTTTATATCTCATTATTATAGTTTCTAATAATAGTTGAAGTGCCTTTTTATGAAAACGTTTAATCACTAATAACTCTTTTGGACTTAAATAATAGAAATACAACACTTCAAACAATAAATTTGGTGGACATAATTTTATGGTTTTCAAAGTATCAAATGTATCTTCAATTAATTCAAAAGCTTCCAAAGGAGTAATATCTACAGTTGAATTACTATTTAAACCCATTTGACCTTGAATATTATTAATTATATTTTGAAATGCAACAGGAGACTTAACACCATTATCATTCTTATTATTAAATACATTTTCTATTATACTAATTCGTGAATCCAATAAATTTTCAATATATTTTTGACATTTCTTTTGTGTTTCTTTACGTTGACGTTTCATACGAGTTATTGTTGATTTTTCATACACATTCAATAAATCAGATTTTTCATCATTTATTCCAACAATATCATAATGCATGTACACATCTTCAACCGACATTCCTACCAAAGGTAATGATTGATTTTCAACACGTGTAGAATCAAAACCATCATCACCATAAGCAAATTGTATGATTTTCCCCATATTGTTTCTAACTGTCATATCATATTCTACTTTCAAATCTTCCAATCCTTTAATCAATCTTCTTTGAATATAACCAGTAGTACTTGTTTTTACTGCAGTATCTATTAAACCAATACGACCACCCATCGCATGAAAGAACAATTCAGGAGCAGTTAATCCATCAATATAAGAATTTTCTATGAATCCACGAGCTTCAGGAGAATCATCGAATTTACTGTAATGAGGTAATGTTCTACCATCAAAACCATAAGGAATTCTTTTTCCGTCCACATTTGTCTGTCCCAAACAAGAAATCATTTGAGAAATGTTCGTTGGACTACCTTTAGATCCTGATACTACAATTTGAACAAAACGATTGTTTTTACCCAAACTCTTTTTACCAATAGAACCAGCTTGATCAGTTGCCTTATTCAATATTCCATTTAATGTTGTCTCAAACTCTACCATATTTGAAGATGATGTATTATTCTCAAAAATACCCAAATGTATTTTATCAATTACCGATTGAACTTCTAACTTCTTAGAATTTATTACTTGTGTAATCTGTTCATTAGTTTTTGTATTTGCTATCAAATCACTAATTCCTACACTAAATGAACATGTATTCATAAATTCAGTTATTATATTTTGAATATCATCTATGAAATTTGATGCAGCCATATTTCCAAAGTCATTACATATTCTATGTATGATACCTTTGGAACCTCCACCTAGAACTGACTTATCTATTTGACCACGAACATATCTTCCGTTACGAATTTCCAAAACATTATTTGATGTTTCGAAATCTTCAGATTCATCATACAAATTTGTTTTATACTTTAATGTGATTGGTGATAATATTTGACTCAATATGTCAAAATTTGATAAATTCTTTTGATTTTTACGAATACTTTCAACATCCACTTTCTTATAAGACATCAACAAATTCATCGCTTCTCTTGGAGACATCTTTCTGTGAGATTTTGTAAATAAATAAGAACCCAACATAGAATCTTGGAAAATTCCTATTATTGGTGCATTAGCAGAAGGACTCACCAATTGATATGGAATAGCCGCCAAATGTCGAAGTTCTGTTTCTGCCAAGATATTTTGTGGCATGTGCATATTCATTTCATCGCCATCGAACTTTTTGACTACATAAATGAAGTCAAGTTCCCCTAAAGGTTTCCCAGTAGGAAGGACTGTATCTTAAGCAAACTCAAGTTGATTAGACCTTCATCATTCACCCATACCCGTTCAGTCTCTGAACGCCTATCATATCCTATCAAAACGGACTTAGATAGTAACGCTGCTGATTATCCAATCCTTAACATTATGACCGTTGGGTTCGGTAATTAACCGAGTTCCCCTTATAACGTTTCCATTACAGGGTGGTAGTTAAGGCTCTAAGGACGTTCCAGCATCAAGGTATGTCGCATATAAATTTTTAAATTTTTCAGGCATGTTTATTTTTTTGTGTGTGTGATACTCTTCTAATCTCTTTAAATGTTTTTGTATTTGTGTAGTATCAATACGATTATTTTTTTTTAAATTTTCTTTAGCAGAAAGAGGCATCGTATTCCTCCAATTAAAAGCAAGCAATTGTTCTTCTTCATTTGATAAATCAAATTGTGATAGAGCTATGACATGGTCAATATGCCAAACTGAACCATAATTATCTAAATTATAATCACTATTATAAGTCATTATCCAATACAAATAATCATCGGTAGAAGTTCCTAAATATTCAATATGGCTTTTAGCTTTATGAACTTTCAAACAATTATATATTCTGGTTCTTACATATCGTTTGAATTTTTCTTTAGGTTCATCTCTTTCACAGTCACGGCATTTTTTGCGATTCCATCTAAATCTATCCTTATGTTTTATCTCAAAACAGTATCTACAAGTGATATTATCAATTCCTATTTCTTCTTGTTCAGATTTCAATTGTTGATGTTTTATAGCTTGTTTTTTCTGTTTGAAAGCAATTGCACTATCTATACAACTTTGACGAAGTGATTCATTAGTTTTATACATTTCTCTTCGCTTATTATTTGCACAAACTTTACAATAACCTTGTCTATATTTGCCTTTTTTACGAAATTCACTTTCTGCTTTTTCTATTAAACAATCAATACATTTTTTTAATTTGACGTTTTCAAGTTTTGTATCACACATTTATTATATTAATAATATTTTTATTTATATTTTTTTGCCTATTTATTAATTTATACACTAGGGAGTAGCACCCTTTTAAGGCTCCCTGTTGCCGACCTCGATTAGCGAAGTTGATCGGCGTTGTAAGGCTTTGTTACTCCTACATTAATTCTAAATGTATCTCCCTTTTTCATAATCTTTACAATATGACACATCATAGACATCCTATGTAAAGATGGCTGTCTATTAAATAGTACTGCGTCACCATCCATCATATGTCTTTCAACTATATCTCCATTTTCCAACACAATTGAATTGCGGTCGATATAACGAAGAGAAATTGATTCACCATTTTTACGTTTCAATATTTTTGCACCAGGATATTCATCTGGACCATTCTGTATGAGTGTCATTAAATAATCACGATTGCGATCATTTACAACTACTGGTTTCGTTAGATTTTTGGCTATTTTCAAAGGAACACCTAATTGTCTAATTGATAAATTGGCATCAGCACCAATCACCGAACGAGCCGATTGATCAACACGTTTTCCTTCTAAATTACCACGAATACGACCCGTCTTTGAATTCAATCTATTTTGAATACAATTTAATGGACGACCAGAACGTTGTGCCATAGGCGCTGCACCTTTTACTTTATTATTGTATAACATAGCAGTCAAATATTGTAAAACCATAGTCTGATTATCTATTATATTTTGATTCGCATTATTTTGAATTTTATCCAACAACTCAGAATTGGTTTTTACGATATTACTATAAATGTGAGAAAGATCATCTTCAGAACGATGTTGTGCATCATGCTTTACTGATGGTCGAACCGCTGGAGGAGCAACTGGTAATACTTGACATATCATCCATTCTGGTCTAGAATAAATTGGACTTAATCCCATAAAGTGAATGTCCTCGTCCGAAATACGACGAAATATTTTCAACAACATTTCTGGTGTTAGACGAATTACTATATCACTACGATCATCTTGATCTGGATCATTTGAACGTCCCATATTCTTCCAAGTTGCTTGAATTTTATCAAATGATTCTGAACTAATATTATCCGCTTGTTTACATCCACAACCATTCTCAGTTGATTCACCACAACGCTTTATTTTTGCAGCTAAATTTGTTACATATTCCCATCTTTCATGTGATGATCTTTCTAATATATGTTTATGTTGGTCTTTATTTAATAATAATTTACTACATTTATAACAAACCGATTTTGCCACTTTTATAATTTCCTTCATATGTTGAACAAATAGTACTGGACGAGCCAATTCAATATGACCAAAATATCCAGGACAAGTTATATATGAATGTCCATCTGTTGGACACACAAAACCTTTTTCTAATAAACCCATACGCGGATCAAATAATCCTCCAACTACTGGTTTTCCATTTATATATGTATCACGTGTTGTTATTTGAACTACGGAATTTTTTCTTATTTCATCTGGAGACATAATACTAAATTGAATACCAATAATTCTTGATGGGTGTTTATTAAATTCATTACGTGACATATTACTCAAACACTATATATTATATGTATTATATTTTTAAATGATTTCAAATCAATTTTTTAATTTCATTTATAATATTATTTTACTACATATATTATTTCAAAAAATTGATTCATTTTTTTATAAAATATATTAAACATATAATCATACACTATTGTATTACTAATTATGCCGAGAACTATTAAAGATACTAAACAAAGTAGATTGAAGAATAACAAAGATGATGATTCTTCATCTGAAGAAGACATTTGGGAAACTGAAACTGAGGTAAGTAGTGAAGAATCTGAATATGATAGTGAAAGTGATGAAAGTAGTGAAGAATCTGAATCCGAATCCGAATCCGAATCTGAATCCGAATCTGAATCTGAATCTGAATCTGAAAAAAAATCTAAGAAAAACTCTAAGTCAACAAAACATAAACGTATTATTGTTAGTGACGAAGATGAAGATGATGAAGATGATGAAGATGATGAAGATTATATTGGAAATGATGAAGATGAAGAAAATGCAGAAGTTAATAAAAAAGAATACATGAAATTTCTGTATGAATTATTTCCATCAAGATATTCAAAAGAAAAGGCTGAAAAAGCTGAACAATCTAATAAAAAGTTATCTACTAAAAAATCTAAAAACGAAGATTCAGATAATGAAGAAAAACATAAAAAGAGTGAAAAGAAATCAAAAAAGTATAAAAAATCAAAATCAACAAATAAACCAAAATCAAAGAAAAAATCCAAACATCAATCTGATAGTGAAGATGGTTCCGATGCGGATGATGAAATAACTATTGAAAATTCTGAAGAAACAAGTGAAAATTCTGAAGAAACAATAGATAAGAAGAAAAAGTCCAAAAAGAAACAAGAAAGTGATGATAATCAAATAAGTATTGTGTTATCATTAGAGAATGATAATGGTATTTTAGAGGATATTGATTTTGAGGAAGATGATGATGATGATGAAGACGAAGAATGTGATACTGATGATGAAGAGACATTTATGAAAGGTCAATATGAAAAAGTAGAAGACTCAGTTTCCAAGAAAAAGAAAAAGAAAAACAAGAAAAATAAGGAAACATCAGATGAAGAGTGTATAATTAATCCTAATGTTGAATCAGAATATATGGAACTATTGACTATGAAAAAGGATTTGACTAAGAAGTTACATAAAAATCCAAAATCAAAATTTCTATTGAATGCTTTGAAAAACTGTAAAAAGGAAATTGGAAAACTTATCAAAGACTCTCGAAAGAACAATACCAAAGAATTTAGAAAATTAGTAACCAGTGATAATCGTACCAAAATGTCTGAAATAAACTATTTCAAAAAGAAACTTTCTAATTCTGAACAAGTGAAGATTATGAAAGATCTTAAAGAAATTAATAAGTCTATAAAGACTGATAAACCATACAGATTATTACTATTAGAGTCTCCTATTCCTCCTATGTTAAAAGCACAAGCTATGGAAAAATTAAATGTGTTAAAAACTATGGAACCCGGTGAATCTGAATATTATAAAATAAAACACTGGATTGATACATTCATGAAAATACCTTTTTGTAAATATAATAATCTAGAAGTTAATATTAAAGATGGTATTGAGACTTCTCATAATTTCATGGTAAATGCCAAACAAAAACTCGATAATTGTGTTTATGGTTTAGATGATGCTAAATTACAAATTATGCAAATGATTGGTCAATGGATAACAAATCCAAATGCTATGGGAACAGCTATTGCTATAAAAGGACCTCCCGGAACAGGTAAAACTACATTAGTTAAAGAAGGAATCAGTGAAATTTTAGGTAGAGAATTTTCGTTCATACCTTTAGGTGGAACCGGTGATGCTAGTTTCTTAGAAGGTCATTCATATACATATGAAGGTAGTACTCATGGTAAAATTGTGCAAATATTGATTAATAGTAAGTGTATGAATCCTGTTATATATTTCGATGAATTGGATAAAATTAGTGATACTCCAAAAGGTGAAGAAATTACTGGAATTTTAACACATTTAACGGATACTACACAAAATTCACAATTTCATGACAAATACTTTTCAGATGTAGACTTTGATTTATCCAAGTGTTTATTCATATTTAGTTATAATGATGAATCACGTGTAAATCCAGTATTGAAAGATCGTATGTATCGTATTCAAACAAAAGGATATGATGCAAAGGAAAAATTAGTTATTGCACGAAAATATATGTTACCAAAAATACGCGAACAAGTTAATTTTACACAAGAAGATGTAGTTATTTCAGATGAAATCATACAATATATTATTTCAAATGAAATTTGGACTCAAAAAGAACAAGGTGTAAGAAATATGAAAAGATGTTTGGAAATTATTCATACAAAATTGAATTTGTATAGATTAGTTAAGCCTGGTAAAGATAATATATTTGCTAAAGATATTGGATTTGATGTATCATTCCCATTTGTTGTTGAAAAACAACACGTAGATAAACTCATTAAAAATGAGGAAAAACAATCACAAAGTCTATTATCTATGTATATTTAAAAAAGTATCTTCGATTTAAAAGTAGCTAGAGTTTAGGTATAAAACTTTATTTTTTTTTATAAATTACATAAAAACTAATTTATAAAATATTTATAGTTATGGACGATATTTATTGTATAACACAAGCAAAAGATATATTATTACGACTATCTAATGAAAATATGAATTCAGATTATACATATATTTTAGAAACAATCGATAAATATTTAATTGAGAATTGTAATCATAATATTGTAGTTGATTATATTGATATAACTCCTGAAAGAAGTCAAGTAATTCGATATTGTTCTAAGTGTATGATTACTTTTGAACCAGGATCTTTGGATGAAGATGGTAATGTAAAAAATTAAACAGACGAACCAGCAACATCTGAAGGGATATTTGAAGAATTATTTCCACGTGTATTCAATTGTTGAATCATATTTTGATCGAGACAAAGTGGTCCACGAGAATTGTAATATCCAACTCCTTTGCAATTTAGATCTCCTTTAGCATCTGAATAAATATCGACTTTTTGAGAAGGTGCTGAAGGATCACAAAATACACCACAACCGTTAAAACCACTAACTTTTTTACATTTACTTGCGTCTTTTTCAATTGAATGATTTAATTTAGTATCATCTTTTGCACTATGAGCTTCCAAAGTGGAATATGCCAAAGTATTAAATCCTTCAACATTAGAAAATTGTAAAGAAGATGATTTACCAGAATAAGGACTAACATTGTATGATCCGAATCCTGTACACAAAAATAGGATTACAAGAACCAACAAAATTACTATGATCATTTCACCTTTCATGGTTTATATAAAGAATAATCAGAAAAAAACTTCTAAATAATATGTTTGAGATAAATATATATAAAGTTTTTTGTTTTGGTATATGTATATCCAAACAAGAATACATAATGTCTAAATTAACTCCCGAAGAAAGCTTGGATCTTAAAAATCTCATAAATAACTCAGACTGTGAAGATAATACTGAAAATATAAGAAAGGTAAAACATAGTTTTAAAATAAGGGATGATATTAGAAAAATAGAATTATTAAAATTAGAAAAAGCCACTTTATATCAAAGTGAACCTGAAACATTTAGAGAACTTGCTTCTAATCATGCATCATTTTTATTTACTAATTATAGTGATATTTTCAATAGAATTTTGAAAGATGAATTAAACTTGGATATCATGGGAGGATTATTAGGTGTTTTGAATATGATTGAAGAAGGAAAAGTCGACCAACATGAAGGTTCAGTTATGGTTGGAAAATTATTGAAAGAATTATATGTTGATTCTGCTTTAAAAAGATCAGAAAAATTAGATAAAGAACATCAAACAGATGTTGTTGAAAAAAAAGAAATCGTAAATAAAATCAGTTGGGAAGAATGGAAAAAAAACAAACAATCAAAATAAATTTTTAAAAAATATAAAGATTTATAATTATAATATGTATATTTTAGATGCCACATTTAAAACTTGCTGTAGATAAAACTGATCCAGAGTTAGTTGAATTATATAAAACTCAAATAGAAAAACATAATAAGTCTTTGTTGGAAGATCCATTTCCAAATTCTGGATTTGATCTATATGTACCTAAAGAAACCGTTATTTCAACTACTATTTTATCTACTATGATTCCTTTGAATGTGAAATGTGAAATGCAAAATAATGATGGAAAAACTACTGGATTTTACATGTATCCACGTTCGAGTATGTCAAAAACACCTTTTATTCTTTCTAATCATACAGGAATTATTGATTCAGGATATAGAGGTACATTAATGGGAGCATTTAGAACATTAGAAGTTCAACAAACAACTATTTCTACTGTTGAAAAACATACGCGACTGTTACAAATATGTGATCCAACACTTCAACCGTTTACTGTTGAATTGGTAAATGAAAGTGATCTATCAAGTACAACACGTGGATCGGGTGGATTTGGATCTACTGGAAAATAATTATTTATTTCTTATCAAATATATGAAATAAATATAATAGACTTATTCAATCTTTTTGTACGAAGATTTTACGCCTGGATGTTTCAAAGCTTCTCTATAATTGATTCCTTGTTGCTTGGCAAAGTTCTTAACATGAGTAATCCAAGGATTAGCAGGCTTCTTTCCCTTAGTCTTTTTCTTTCCCTTTTTACCTCCAAGTTGGTTCTTGGTAGATTTTCTCTTAAATGTTCTATTTGCCATATTTATATATTATGTTGAGAAATATTTCTAAATGTTATTATTTTTGAAGGGATAATATTATTTCTTCTTCGATTGACAATTTTTGAAATATAATGCAATCATCGTAATGAATTGTAAAAAATTGGTTTCTTGAGTTTTTGCATAAAATATTTACAGTTTCTCCAATCTTGGAATTTTGGAAAAATGCACCATTTGTCAAATTTATCTTTGAGTCACCTAAACTAATCCATCTAATATATAATCCTGGTCGTAAATCACATAAATTATCTACATATCGATAACCTTTTAATTTTTCAAAATATTGTTTTACCGTATCTTCTTCTATATTTTCTACATCACTCAATACATCATATATTGTTTTACTAACTGACTCTAAAGTTTCATTTTTTAAATAAGCGTTTTGTCTTTCATCCACTTTAGAGATTATTTCATTCACGTCAATCTGTGATAATAATTTTGGATCTTTTAGTGCTTCTTCATAAATTTCTTGTACATTCATTATCTACTATAGTGTTTGAACTTTTATATCTTTAAATTTAAATAATATAAGAATAATACACATACAATTCTTAATGACAGTTATATGCAAAATAAACCAACACATATAATTAATAATAAATATGAAATTAAAAAACTCATTAAATCTGGAAACTTCGGTTACATTTATAAAGGGATAAAAATAAGAAACGAAGAAGAAATTGCCATTAAAATTGATAAACCTAACATAATATCATTAAAACACGAAACGCGTATTTTACAATACTTATATTCTTCAAATATTCAAAATATTCCACCAGTATATTGGTTTGGTAAACTACAAGATTCATATTGTTTAGTTATTCCATTTTATCAAGTAAATTTGTATGAATACATCACAAAGAAAAATATTACAATAAAACAATTGAATATTATATTGTGGAAATTATTAGAAATATTTGAAAGTATACATAAAAAATTTGTTGTTCATAGAGATATTAAACCTCAAAATTTTATGGTACAAAATGGAGAAATCATTTTAATCGATTTTGGTTTAGCTACTTTTTTTGTAAATGAAGATTGTACATTACATTTAAATAATGAAGAATCTACTACTATTATTGGAACTCCTAAATATACTAGTATTAATATTCATAAAGGTTCTAAGTATTCCAGAAGAGATGATCTCATATCTTTAGGATATTTATACTTGTATTTACTCAAACAAAATTGTTTATGGGAACCTAACTTCATTAACTATAATGAACAACATTTTGATATTATTCATATTATGCATCCTCATAATCAAAATAGGATGAATAATAAAAACTTAAAAACATTATTAAATATTTGTAGTATAAATCATACAGAACCTATAGCTAAATATTTACATATATGTTATGAATTAAATTATCAAGAAAAACCAGATTATGAAACTCTTAGAGAATTGTTTTACGAACAACTATAACCTGATGTAAATTTATCTTCATATTGGCTCTTAAATGCATTATATAAATCTTCAAATGAAGGCTTTTCTAATGCTGCATTATTTGAAAACACTTTAGGATTATCAATAGCTAATGTTATCTTATTTGATAAGTTTGTATCTTCTTGATTTTCTGAAGATATCATCTTAGAAAGATCCATTAAAAAACTACTCAATATTGTTAAACGATTTGAATAATGTGTATTCATTAAACTTAGTAGTCCTTTATTATCAATTGATTCCTTCTTTTCTGAATAAACCTTGTATACACGCTTCATCTTTTCTGTGTATGAAATATTATCTACATTTATCTGTTCCATTATTTCACTGTCTACTGAAGAATCTGATGCTGATAATCCTAAATTTAATAAATATGTATTATCCTTCAACATATATGGAGACAAATTTGGAGTATTTCCGGTTGGTGTATTTCCTGTTATATGAAAATTACATAAAGCTTCTACCAGTTCCACATATTTACGAAACTCACAATTTACTTTATCTACCTTACTTTCCTCCAACAAACCTTCTTGTAAAACAGGACGAATATTCATCATTAAAGAAAATATTAAAGAAATTATTATCACACATAACAATAAAATTATAGACAACCATTTACTATTTGATAATCCTAAAAACTTTGCCATTATATATTTAACAATACATTTTTTAACCAACGGTATCTTCGATTTACACCAACATTTATATATTTTTTCATAAACAATATAAAAGTATTTACTGATATTTATCATAGTCAATACTATGAGCGAAAGTACGGTTAAGACACAAGGACAAGTAAAGTGGTTCAACAATAAATCCGGATATGGATTTATTTCTGTTAAGATTGGTGATGAAACAAAAGATATTTTTGCTCATTATTCTAATATTACTTTAAATGATTCACAATATAAATATCTTACACAAGGTGAATATGTAGAATTTGAAATGGCTAAGCTTGAAGAAAAGAAAGAAGGAAGTGATCATGAGTTCCAAGCCATTAATATTACTGGTATTGATGGGGGCCCAATTATGTGTGAAATTAGACGTCAAAATAGAGAGTCTAGAGGACCACCTTCTGAAAGAACTTCTGAATACAAACCTAGACCAAGAAGACAAAGAAGAGAAACCGATGATGAAGGGTTTAATACCGTTAGAAGAAGTGTTTCCAGAAGATAAATAATATATTTACATTTTTTTAATAAACAACACAAAAAATTATGATTCTATTATAAGTATAAAAAACTTATAATAAAATGATCTCTATCGATAAATTTATTTCTTTTTTTATAAATAAAAATTCGATCACCTTTTATGACTTTAAATCTAAATACAAAGTTAGAACATCCAGCGGAAAAATAGTTGACTTAAATACATATATTAAGGAACGTTCTATTAATATTAAAGATTTGAAACATTTGTATGATCATTTGGAGAACCATGAAATGTATTTACGTCGATTTTATAACAAATCTTTGAATCCAACACCCATACATCAACTGTCTCAAACAAATCATATGAAACAAACCGAACTTAATAATAATTCACTTGTACAATACAAAAATATTATTAGAAATATGCACTACCTTGATATTTTGCAAAATACACAGTCAGGGTTTGATATACCTACTTTTCTCAGTGTTCTAAAAGATCTATATAATAATGAAACTATCGATTATAAACTTCTAACACCAAGTGCTTTGTTCTATATCAAACAAAATAGAATTGGAAGTGTCTTTTCTACTTTCTATTTTCGTGCCTCAATATTAAATCCTTATTTAGTATATTCTTTAAATAAATCTTTATTAAAAGGGACTAAAATTTTTACACCAACACTCGGGTGGTCTTCTTATTGTTATGGATTCTTAGAATGCGACGAAGTAGTAGAATATGTAGGAACCGATGTTATTAAATCCGTGTGTGAAAAAACACGAGAATTTGCTAGAAAATCATACAAAAATAAAGATGTTCGGATTTATTGCCATCCATCAGAAGACCTTTTTCACAACAAAACTTTTTTAAGAAAATATTTAGAACACTTCGATGTTGTTTTCTTTAGTCCTCCATATTATGAACTTGAAAAATACCCCGGAAAAGATCAAAGCACCAATCGATACAAAAATTATAATGAATGGTTACATGGATACTGGTTAAACACCATTCAATTATGTTATGCCGTTCTCAAAAAAGGAGGAAAGTTATGCTACATCTTGTCCGATTACGGAAGTTATCAAACAGGAAAATATTATAGTCTTGTAGAAGATATGAATACCATAACGTCTACTTTTTTTGATAAAAAGAAAATATTACCCATGCATAATAAAAATGCACATATGACTAAACATAGAACCACAGATGAAAAAATTATTGTTTTTATTAAAACATAATATCATACAACTTCTAATATGGTTCAGCACTTATATCACCCAAAGTGGCACGCCGAGGAAAAGTCATACGATCTTCGTATAATGTTTCAGGTGTTGCATTTATTGCATTTATTGCACCTTCCAAATGACGAGTAAACGCAGATTGGATATCTGCACAAGCATTATGAATAACTGCTAGTACTATAGGACTTTGTCCAGCATTATTAACTATATTCACATTTGCTCCAAGATTTCTAAGTAATATAATAATTTTACACACTAAATCAATCTTTTCTTGACTCGTACACTCATAATCTACAAAATCTGTATCATTTGCTATCATATGTAAAACTGTATTTCCAATATTATTTTTATGATTAACATCAATACCTTTATCTATTAATAATTTTATAATATCTAAATCTTTTTTATCGAGATGAACAGCAAATCTATACATATAGTGTAAAACTGTATCTCCACTTTTACCTACGTAGTTTACAATACCTATTGTCTCGTCGTGATCTTCAATCATTTGTTTTATTTTTTCTATATCTTTACGTAATGACACTTCACTAATAAAATCACTAATTACCTTTAAATCATCTTTTGGACCACCTGCTACCAGTCTTGGTCTTTCTGGTAATAATTTAAATTTATAACTTCCATATTGTGACTTACTAAAATACACATGATTGTCTCCACGTTGAAAGATCAAAGTTTGTTGAGTAACACTGGACAAAACTCCAATATACTTTAAATTTTGGTGTATCGAAACACTTCCTGATGGGGAAATCATATGGAATTTTTTACCAATATAATTACAATTATTTTGACGTAGTACACATGAATCAGCATTATCATTAAATAGATCATCAAACGTAAAAGTATCTTTGTTTTCTTCATCACCACCTCTTTTTTTCTTTGTTCTTTTTCTTTTACCTCCATTTCTTTGTCTAAACGGACCTTGAGCGATGGATGATTGTTGTTCTCTCCCAATATAGTGATATTTATTATCTCTCAAGTTGAAGTGTATAATTATAAACGGAAAATTATCCGTATATGTTGTTATTTCAGGATTAGCATCAGGATTAATTACTCTCTCAGCAGTAATTCCAAACATATCGCCTTTACTATCAATATTAAGTACTTTGAAACTTGAATTTTCTCCGTCGATTATGAAAGTATCATGTTGTTTTAGTCGACCGCTTTCTATAAGTTCTCTAGTAAGTAATCTAGGTACAGTTTCAGGAGATTCTGCTGATTCCATTCCACCTCTTTTTTTCTTTGTTCTTTTTCTTATTGTTTTTCTCTTACATTTTCTTTTATATTTTCTTGATGGTTTTGTCATATATAATATATATTTATATATTTCAGGTTCTCAAATACTATTTAGGTTCTCAATTTCTAAAAATAAATTTGTGTGAAAAAAAACAGAAAAATAAAACACTGAAAATATTTTGTATTTTTTATAGACAAAATATTTTTGACGATTTGAGAACCCTTCGAGAACCTAACGATTATTCTTCTTACTTCTTCTTCATACTTTTGTTTTTTGCACTCTTTGCGATTTCCCAGAACTGTTTTCCAGCGTTGGCCTTGAGGCACTGCCTCTTCACATATCTTCTTGACTTGGCACCAGGTGGCTTGACAGAAAGTCCACCTTTCGATCCCACGACAATTGGTAAATTCTTCTTGGTACGAGTATTAACGTATCTCAATCTACGTTTTCCATTCTCCAAAACAGTTTTACACTCAATAAAGCTTTTTCCCATAATGACGGATATATATATTATACAATAGAAAATAATCAGTAAAATAGTGAAAATAACGCTAAATAATTTGAGTATATAATATAGATAAAATGAGTGAATGTCAGAAACCGATATATTATTTTGAACGAAAGAAGGGAACCGGAAAAGATTGTTCATTACAAATCGATAAATTAAGAAACAAAACCGCTTACGAACAAATCTTAGGAACGACACAGTTAGGTCGTGAATACATGGCCAACGACGAAGCATTCCAGTATTTAGAAACACTGATGACAAAAGTGAGAACCGACATAACAACGAATATCAAAGAATTGCGCAAATCATACATCTACATTATTAGCAAAAATATTGGGAAAGAGGTTTATTATAAGATGGGTCTGTCTGACAAATCGAATCTGAATCGTATTAGTGGAGCACAGACGTTTTTGATTCCTGGATTGAAAGATGATATCGGGTTCAAAATACATATGATATACACGTTTCCATCTGATAACATCGGGACCGGTGAAAACAAAATCAATTATTACATCGAAAAAATGACACACGCAGTTCTGCGTTTTTATTTTAAAGCTTCCAATATTAAATTTGGAAACGATGAACCGAGTGAATGGTATTTGATTCCAGAAAATTATGGAAATTATTTTTGTGGGTTCATTTTGGATATTATTGCTACATTTGCATACAGTAGCGAAGATGCAACAAAGAAACTGAAACCCCAAGAAATTTTCATATTCACACAAAATAAAAAACCCATCGAAGAAATAAAACTTCCAAATAAACTTCAAGTAAAAAAACGTCTCACAAAAGATGATCGGTATAACCAACTAATGAATGTGTATGATAATTATGGTCTTCGTAATTTGAGAGTGTTCTCAAAGGTTTTAGTGGATGTGGAAATTCAAGAATCCGATAAATCTAACGCAAAAGGATCAAAAGATCGATTTGAGAAGGTATTGTTTAAACAAGGGGAAATATTGAAAAAGGATGATAAAATAGTCGGTCGCAAATTTCAGTTTAAAAATTCGGATTATTTACTAACAAAAATTATCAAAAACACATACAAATATGGTATTGGACAACCACTACAGAGTGGTGAAATATACGGTATTATTTCAAAAGCCAATTCTGAAGAAGTATTAACAAGGGATGTGTTTGAGAAAGCCGGAATTTCTGTTATTCCGTATCGTTCCGACGATGAACTGGGTGGATTTGTAGAATTTTGTGTTTCAATAGGAGATTTGTTGGAACTGTTAAAACCGGAAGATGTAGACAGTTGGGAATTGAAACCAAATTATGAATATTATAAATTTAGGAAAGCGTCTAAAACGTCTAAAACTCTTGTTCTCAAAAACAACGATTTAGTCCCTAATTGGTATTTCCAGAAAGATATTCAAGAAAAATTCGCCAGAAAAATGATTTCGGATTCCACCAACAAATCCAAATGGGAACACCAAGATACCAGTATGATAAATCCATCTAAATCATACACTTGGAATTTGACTGGACAAACCATATTGAAAGAAGAATTTCACGAGGATTCGGATAAGAATAAAATCCGCAGTGCAATTTTTGTATTGCGAGAACGCAAACAAGGCGAAAATTATGTAACGGAGGAAGTGCCTATAATACGATTAATGCGATTATTCAAAGTAAAAGAAGACGACATATCCAATGTAAATCGTAGCACCTATTCAAAGGATAAAATAGTAAATATTGGCGGCAATTTGAAACTTCAAACAAATGATCACATACGCATTCCTCGTGGGTTATTGGTGCGGTCGATAGAAGACGGTGAAGAAGAACCTGATGAGAATATAGTGTCTTTTTTAATACAAGAAATTTACAGTAAAACAATCGACCAAACTGACGAGGTATTTTTTAGAGGTATTATCAAATATCCATTTGAAGATGAGAAGCGAAGTGTTTACACTATTCACTTGAAAGATTTGGAGAAAGAACACACAAAAATCAAATTGTTGGAAAAAGCCAAATATCCAATAGGTACAGTTATTAAAGCAATTCCGAATAAAGTTAGGGAATTCGGTGAAACATCTACGGATGATCATGATTTTCATTATGCTACAATCAAAAATGTACAATTAGAAAAGGACTTTGTGTATGATATACAATACTTTCCTCCGTTCGATAAATTAGAACTATGGCCAATACCAGAAGAAAACAAAGATGAAGTCAAAACAGGAAAACACACATACCCAAATAAAAATCATTACGAGACTTGGGAACGCGAAATAATTGAAAGTGGGGATTTTATAAAGGTGAATAAAAAAGATAAAACGTTTGGAAAGTACAAGAAAGAACTTCTTCAGTTTAAATTACCGGTCTCTAAAGTGTTAGGACATATTCCACTAAAAGCAAAAATAAACAACGAAGCCACACACTATAATGTTGTTTTTGATAATAGGTCGAAAGGAAAAATTGCGAAAGATGAATTGTCCGAATCTTTGATGGTTACATATTGGGCGAAGAAGAGTTCAACCCGGAAGAAACGTGGAGGCTCAACCAAATCTCATACACGAAAACATCACTTATAATATTGAAAGATCGCATAATAAAACAAATATATATACGGATACCACATTTTTAGTTATTTTAGTCACCTTTCGATATTCAGTGATTTTCATCATTTTTTAATGATTTTGTCATATAAATTATATTTATTATTCAGGTTCTCAAATACTATTTAGGTTCTCAAATTCCTAAAATAAATTTGTACGAAAAAAAACAGAAAAATAAAACACATAAAATATTTTGTATTTTTTATACACAAAATATTTTCGACGATTTGAGAACCCTTCGAGAACCTAACTATTATTCTTCTTCATAATCATTAATTTCTTGTATAATTTCTTGTGGATAATCCATGGCTTTTAATACTAATATTGCCCCTTGTATTTTTGAAATACCCTCACATATTGTATATTCATATGTAATTTCGGATGTGGATTCATCGTATAATGTATTCATTTTCATATTTTTAATTGTTTGAGAACTATCTAATTTATCACAAATAGAAGTATAATGAGTAGTCAATAAAAAGTCTACGTTCTCGAATTTTGATAAATATGCTAAAAATGAATATGCAGATTTAGTTGCCTCTATAGGATTGGTTCCAGAATATAACTCATCGAAAATACAAAAATGTCTTTCATTAGTATTACTGTTAGAAATTTGATCTATTATTTCTTTACATCGTCTAGATTCAGCTTGAAATAAACTATCGCGTCCAGATGTATCGGGTATATTCAAATATGAATGAATATGTGTGTATGGTTTTAATTTACAATTGTCATAAAATCCTACACCGAATTGTTGTGTAAATATTATATTTAAAATGGTTGCTTTTAAATATGTGGTTTTTCCAGATGCATTAGGTCCAGTAATGATTAAATTATTTTTTAGACTACAATCATTTTTTATATTTTCTTTAGAAGCTACATAGGGAGGATAATATTGGTTCTCAAATTCAGTATATGTTTTTCTTTTTTCCTTTAATTCTTCTTCGGCTTCTTCTTTTTCTTCCTCTTCCTCTTCATCTTCTTCATGTAAATCTAAGAATGTAGCATAATGTAAATTTCCATTTTGGATATTTTGACTAATACCTTTCAAATTATTCATATATCCTTCAAATCCGAATGAATATTTAAGAGCTTCTTCAAAATCTTTATTTTCATGAATTTCATAAAAACACTGAAGTAAATTTCCAATTTCAGTAATTTTCATAAAACTAGGTTCAAAAGGTTGAATGTGTTTGATAGTTTCATACATAGCATCCAAATGGTCTCTTTGTATAATCATATTTAAATTAAATTTAAAATATGTATTTTTAGACTCAATCAAAGATGAATATGTATCAATACTCTTTACCATGTATTTTAAATAATTTTGCAAATTTGTCAAATATTTATTTACATTATTTATGTTTTTATAAAACCGAATACAAGATAAATAATTATTGTATAAACTGTACATATATAACCCCGCTAATAATATCAAATATAAAAAATTCTGACCATTCATATTTGACATATTAGTTAAAGCCTTTCCAATAAAATGATGTTTAGCAATATCTTTGAGAACAGCGAAATATATTTCAAATGTAATAGGAACACCTTGTATTTTTAATATTATAAATGGCAATAAAAAAAAGAAAAATGGTAATATGAAACTAAATACAGGACTAGACATATTAATTAATGAAATTCCTTGTAAAAATGTTGGCATTTTATTCAAATACTTTAAAGGAGAAAATTCTATAAAACTATATCGTTCCATAAAATTTTTATCTTCTTTTGTTGCTTTCCATACTTCCATAATTTCACTATAAGAAACATCATAAGAACCATAACTTTCTTTCATTTGTAATTCATATTCTGGAAAGGTTCTCAAAATATCTTGACTTTCTTTCAAAAATATAGTATTATGTGTGAATTTATTAGATAATTTTGGAATCATTTCATGCGAGAACTCATCATTTGGTCTTACTAAATGCTCATACATACATGTAGATTTTGTTTCATCATTTTTTTGAGATACCATTTCTAAATCATCTATTACTGATTCATTTAAATTACAAATATCAGATTTATCTAAATATTCTATAGGTAAACAAAAATTAGTTGTTTTTGTAGGTTTTTCTTCAGGTATATTGGAAGATTCTCCTATAAACATATTTAATAATGATGCCATAAATAACGTATATATTGTATAAAAGAATTATGTTTCATAACCAATACGCATTTGGTTCTCGAAGGGTTCTCAAATCGTCAAAAATATTTTGTGTATAAAAAATACAAAATATTTTGTGTGTTTTATTTTTCTATTTTTTTTCATACAAATTTATTTTAGGAATTTGAGAACCTAAATAGTATTTGAGAACCTGAAATATATAATATTATATATATGACAAAATCATCAAAAAAATATAAAAAGGATTATAAAAGAAAAACAAAAAAGCGATTTATTAGTGGAGGTGATCCAATATGGGAAGAAATAATGGTTAGATTATCATCAATAGATGGTATGGATTCCATAGATGATTTTTATAAAACAACATGTAAAAAGGGCTGGAGTAGTAGAAATGACAGATTATACGACTGGTCGTATAAAGTATACGAAAGTTGTAAAAAAACTATAGAATTAATAGACACACTTGATAAAGCCAATATAAATAAAACCGACACTCACGGAAATACACTATTACATTTTGTCACATTATTCAAACCTAAACTTAGTAAAACATATTCTGAAGAGATTATTCGTAAATTACTTGATAAAGGTGCTAATCCAAATGCTCAAAATAATAATAATATAACACCCTTTCATTATGCTTTAGGAGTAAATAAAAATGAGAGTTGTATAAACCTATATGGAAACGAATATGATATTATATTGCGAGACAGATGGGTTGATTTAATTAAACTTCTTCTTGAATATAATGCAAATCCTAATATTCCAGATAAAAATGATGAAACTCCCTTTTTCTGGTTATTTAGTACCAGTAACTATATTTATCCCGATGATTATCCCAGAAAGGACTCAACACATTATTCTGGAGTATTTGGATATATTCATTCATCGCAATATAACTTAGAAACCGCAATTATTATATCTGAATTATTGATTGAAAATGATGGCGATATTTATAGTAAAGGAAATTTCTATAATCGAACAGACTCCTGGATCAAAAAAACCGTTATTGACATTGTAAATTATTACGAAACCATATGCAATGGAACTAAATATCCATCAATATACAAAGATATACATAAACCTAAATTAATAAAGTTATATGAAGAAAAACAACATTATAATAGAAATAATTTATCTAATCATTATGGTTTATATGGATTATCGTTTGTAACATTTATTAAAAAAATTAAACAAAGTGATGTCTATAAATTATTAAACAATCAATTATTAGACAAACAATCAGACCCTTCTAATGAAAAAAAAGAACTCTTGAAGATATTTAATGAAATTTCTAAAACTATTAAAAAAGACGATGATATCGAAAAAATTAAAAAGGTTGATAAAATTCAAATCATCTTTGAGAAAATACCAAATCTTATTAATGTTTTAGAAGATAAACATAGAGTAGAAATTGATGCCTTAAATAAATTATATACAATGATTGATATTATTATGAATAATCATAAAATTTCACAAAGTAATATGTGAATAAAATTACAAAATATTTTGTGTATAAAAAATACAAAATATTTTGTGTGTTTTATTTTTCTATTTTTT